CGATCTACACGCCAGAAGGAACTGAATTCGCAGCTTCAGAGCTTCCATATGCAGTGTTCGTTGTTGATGGCAAGGTTTACTACTCTCCCTTCCCTCTCAAGCAGCCAAGGGCGTGGAGCGATTATCAGCTTTCTGGAATACAGCTAGATCCAGATGTGTCAGAGGTAAATATTGTTGTTGCCACCCAATCGGCATCGGTGAATACAAGCGGAGGCACAACAGTAACGCCATCACACCGCATGCTGATCTTTCAGGATGGCATTAATAGCGCACATTATTGGGACGGGTCAGACAAGTCTGGGTCATCGATTCCACAAATGCCAGTCGGCTACTGGATGGCCTATTCCGGCAACAGGCTTTGGGTTGCAAATGGCAACATCATCAGCGCATCAGACTTAGCCAACCCACTTGGCTGGACAGAACGTACTACTGGAGCGGGGCGTGGAGACTTCAGCGTCCCTAGACCAGTAACGGCAATGCACGATCACATTGGGCAGAATAACGACACCCGCCTGTATGTGTTCACAGACCAGTCTACATATTCTCTGGCTTCTGGTGTACTTGATCGCTCGCAATGGGGGGTTACGGCAAACTTCCAGCAAACGATATTCCCGAATATTGGGTGCATCGCCGGAAAGAGCATCGCCTTTCAAAACGGACAGATGTGGTGGTATTCGCAAGGCGGACTGGTTAGCGTTGACGTTGCCGCATCTAGTTATTTGTCCAGCCAAGTGCTTTATAAGGATGTGGAGATGGCAAAGGCGAAACGCCTGATGGCTCCAAACTATACAGGCATCTGCGCTGCATCATATGAAAACTATTTGTTGTACAGCATCCCGTACCTAGAGCCGCTTAACAGCGCGACGATGGTCTTGGATTATGCAGCCGCATCCGAATGGAATCAGTCACGCACTCCGGCATGGGCTGGAGTTTGGAATGGAATTCGTCCCGTAAACTGGTCAGTTAACACAATTGACGCTGTTCCTAGATGCTTTGCGTTTTCCGTTGATTACGCATCAACTTCTGATGGGTCTTTTAACCATCTTTGGGAGGCGTTTGTACCAGAAAGATACGACACCTATCTGGAAATCAACCAAGACGGCACAACCACAGAAAGGATCAACAGAATCTACTGCCAGTTTGAAACTGCACTGCTTGGTGACGACATGGGATGGAAACAGATGGTGTATGGCGAACTTGATTGCTCGCAAATCGCAGGAACAGTTGATGTGAAGGTTTCCTATCGTGGAAGCAAGGGCATTTATCAGGAGATCCTGAATAATCGTTTGCTTGCTGTTACAGATCCCTATCAGTATGAAACAAGCCAAGCTGCAACCGAAATCGCTGACTTGGGAATCCTGCAAACGCAGTACCGCCGTTTGATTACTGAAAATGTTAACAGGACAGAAAAAAGCGAATCCTGTGAGTCAAAAAACACGCTAGATATAGACAAAGCATTTAGCTTTCTTGTCGAGTGGTGCGGCGCACTGGGAGTTGATGCTATCCGCATGTACCAAGACCCTTGGAACGAGCCATCTGTTGGAAATAAAAACGTAAATGAAACTCAATATTGCGTTGTTGGCGAGGATGGAGCTTCAATTGTAGTTGACCTGACAGAAGCCCCTCAAGAGCAGGCAGGAAATGCTGTAAACTCATGGTCTAGCACGCAGACTAGGACGGTAACACTGCGCTGCACTTCGCCGTCTACTATTCCGGCTGTGTCCGCTACGGCTACCGCATCATTTACCAGCTATGTGTCGCAGGATGATGCTAATACGCAAGCAATCGCACTCGCAACGCAGCAAGCAACGAATGCCGCAAACCAATACAGGATTGCAAATCCTTGTTCCTAATCTATGCCTACGATTACACAAGCAATTCAGCCAATCACAGAGTTCCCCAATCAGTACATGAGTCCGTTTGGGTCGGATGGAATTATTCCTTTGTATTCAAGCATCCCAATCAACAACAACACCAACGGGTCATGCTTGCCATGTGTTGTTTGTGGAAATAGCAATGTCAGGAGGCAGATTATTGCTGCACAGGCTCCCAATGTTCAAACGGCACTTGCAAATGGAGTATCAGTTGCTGTAGGAACGTAATTTATGAGAGAAAATATATCATATAGATTCGTTTCACCAAATACCGATGACTTTTACAAGTTGCAGTCATTCGCAAAGACATTTGATCACTCTATAGTAGAAAACCCTAATACAACGGTTCACGCCCTATACAGAGGCGACACTTGCTTTGGATATTCTGATACCGTTTACCTTCCAGTGACGTATCCGGCGTTCCATCCGGCACTTACTAGGCCGAGAGACGTTATTCAGGTAATGAGCGACTGGAAAGCCCACACTCAACTTTCTGGCAAACAGGGATTTATTGGAGTTCCGCTAAATAATAGGGACGGCGCAGGCAATTTTCCTGAAGAAACTATGAATAAATTAGGTCTTGTCAGAACTAACAGAGAACTTTATATTCCTGAATAATTATGGGCGGATCAACACCAACACCTCCAACACCTAATAGCCAGCCCGTTGACATGGCATTGCTTCAAATGCAGCAACAAGCGGGGCAAGATGCACTGGCTCGACAGAATGCTATGGACGTTGCTATGTCATCACGCCCACTGGAGACTCGCGTTCCTGATATTTATGGCCCTCAAGGCGCATTGAACCAGATGGGACAACTCGCCGCTGTCAATGCCTACAAGAGCAGGGAACTTGAGAAGATGACCAACCCCGCTGGTGCAGCCGCTCGCGAAGAAATCCAAAACCAAGCCGCCGCTGGATTAGCCCCTAGTTACTGGGAAAACACAATGAAGCAGTGGGGAAAAGGCGTTGGCATTTAACCTTATGGACGGCACTGCAAACCCATTTTCTTGGCAGGATGAACTAGGTCAATGGACGAAGACCAGCGGACTGCAAAACTACCTGCAAACGGGACTGCAAGATAGCACCATTGGAAAGTCTGGTTTTTTTGATCAGGCAACTGCTCAGGCGCAGGATTTGCGTGCTAAAAACTTGGCATTGGCGCAACAGGCCATCGGACAGGCTCCCGTTGCCGGAATTGACCCTGCGCAGGCTGTAGCAGCCACACAGGCCGCTAATGCACAGGCTCTGCAACAGCGCGAGGCTGCTAGGCAGGCAGGATATGGACTTGCTAGGGCCAACCAACAGTCTGCTACTGACTGGATCAACCAGATGATGGGTTCCACATCCCAAGCCGTTACCAAACAACAGCAAGAGTGGCAGAACTACCAACAAGCTGCCATGCAGGCTGCGGCACAAAACCAAGGTGGTCAAAATGCAATACTAGGGGCTGGGATCAATGCGCTTGGAACAATTGGCGGAGCAGCACTTGGAGCTAAAGCTGGCCCTTTGGGAATGCAGGCAGGAAGCGCACTGGGCGGAGCATTGGCAGGCATGGCATCAAAAGGATTAACGTCAGGAGGAGGATATTCATCTGTTGGATCAGCCCAACAAGCAGCCCCTTATGCAGCAGGATTTACAAATACTTCAGGCGGATTTATCCCAAGGGCCGCTCCAGCAGGAATCGCGTACTTTGGTGGAAGACAGTATTAACTTTTAACAAAACCTAACAACTAACAAAACAATACTATGGGCGGCTCAAAATCTCCAGCACCTCAACAACAGGATAACAGCGCAACACTTGCAATGATCGCTCAAATGCAAGCCCAGCAAGCCGCCGCGCAACAACAGGCACAACGAGCGCAAGAACGGGCTATTTACAACTCGCAAGTGCAGGCCGCTAACCAAGCTAAAAATGTTGGAATGCAAACAGCACAACAACAGCTTGGATTGCAAGACCAGTATCAGCAGGCCAAGGATGCCGCCGCGCTTGCCGAGTCGCAACGTCAATCAACCGCCGCTGGAGCAGCCGCAACTGGTGGAGGATATGACTTTGGCGAAGCCCAAAAAACACAGCTTTCAAACCTTGGAGCCGCCTCTGGAATGCTGCCACAAACAATGGCTAATATTGGTGGAATCTCCCCGATTAAAAACCCAGCAGCAACTACAGCCGGAAGCATGACCAATGCTGCCAATAAGGGCGTTAGTGGTGCAAACCAGTTCCAGATGCCGACTTCAGAAGGCGTTACATTTCGCTAAATGGTATGATTTTAGGAGCATCTGGTAATTTTGGGAACCAATCACTCGGGCCACAAAAAACCAGACAACAACTTGATCAAGAAGCCGCAGATAGGGCTGCTGCACAACAAAAAGCGCAGGCCGAGGCTCTAGTGGCCCCAATACGGGCGCAAGCGGCAGCACAAGCAAGGGCTTTAAAAGCTAAAGAAGACGCTGCCAAATACAATGATGCAGTACAATATGCCCAGCAGCAAGCGCAGACTGGAAATCAAGAGGCTAGGCAACAAATTCAATCTTACAACCAAGAGCAACAGGCACAAGATGCAGCGGCACAACAAACCCAACAAACCAGCATGCAATCTGGAGCGCAAGCGGCTGGTGGAGGATCAGGGTTCAATCCAGCAACGGCAGCAAAGCAATCATTTGCCAATATTGGGATGGGCGGCGGCGCACCCATGATTAACCAAGCACCGCAAGCAGTGCGAGCGACTCCACCAGCAAACCAAACAGGTGCTGCGTCAAATAAATTTACACTTCCATCTGCATCTGGTATTAACTTCGGAGGATTTTAAATTATGGCAAACGCATTTGAAACTGGTGGATACGCATTCGCTCCAGTCCTTCCAAGGGTTGATGAAC